TAGACGCTTTGTCTGCCATTCTTCATGAAACCGCAAGAGAAAAAGGATTTTGGGATGGAGAATATAACCATGACAAGATCGGTAATAAGTTAGCCCTAGTACATTCGGAAGTAACTGAAGTGTTGGAGGCTATTAGAAAGTCAAAAGGAAGCGAAAGCATTGTAGAAGAAATGGTCGATGTAATAATTAGACTACTTGATATTTATGCTGCAATGAGAAATGAAGAACAGGTATTACATAGCCTAGATGAAATTCTAGAAAAGAAAATGAATATAAATAAGGAACGCCAAAGGCTTCACGGAAATTTATTTTAATGCTATACTATAGGAAAGAAAGAGTTTAAATGACAATAGAAATAGACAGCATTTTAGCTAAGCTAGATCCAAAAACAAGAGCACGAGTTCAGTCTGCACAGGATGTCCAAGTTGAAAAGCAACTTACTCCTAGTATCGGATTAAACTTTGCGTTGCGTGGAGGGCTAGGCTACGGAAGACAAGTACTCGTATGGGGTAATAAGTCTGCTGGTAAATCTTCTTTCTGCCTACAGATGATTGCTCTTGCACAAAAAGAAGGCAAGACATGCGCTTGGATTGATGCAGAAGCTTCCTACGACCAATCTTGGGCAGAGCAACTTGGAGTAGATTCCTCTTCCCTTATTTACTCACCAGCAAAAACTGTTAATGATATGGTTGATGTTGCTACCAAGTTAATGGACGCAGGAGTTGATATGATTGTAGTAGATTCAATCTCAGCCTTGCTTCCTGCTATCTATTTTGAAAAAGACGGAAACGAAATGAAGGATTTGCAAGATACTAAGCAAATCGGCGCTGAAGCAAAGGATATGACCCACGCAGTCAAGATGTTAAACTATGCAAACAAAAACACACTACTTGTTCTCATCTCACAACAACGAAATCAATTTGGATCTATGCATGCTAGTCACATCCCCACAGGTGGCATGGCAGTCAAGTTCTTCTCTTCCACAGTCATTAAACTCTGGTCGTCTGAAGCTGAGGCGAATGCTATTAAGGCTGGGGTTAAAGTTGGCGACAAGATCATTGAACAAAGGGTTGGACGACCAGTTAACTGGATTGTTGATTACAACAAACTCGGCCCCCCAAATCTATCGGGACAATACGACTTCTACTATCAAGGGAACGTTCTTGGTGTAGACAGTGTTGGAGAAACTTTAGATGTTGCTGAAATGTGCGGCATAGTAGAAAAGGGTGGAGCATGGTATACAGTAAATGGAGAACGTTTTCAAGGACGTGCAAAGGCTGTAGCGTATTTAAAGGAAAATCCAGATGTTGTAGACAAATTAATAGGCGAGATAAATGCCAAACATTAATGAGTTTCTTAATCAACCAGAGCGTATCTTTTCTCCAGAGCTTGAGAAAATAGGCGGAACAAAGCCTTGCAACAAGTGTGAAAAAGATTCTACAGAATATTTTTGGGATGCATCTACTTTGACCATATCGTGGGAATGCCCAGATGGACATAAGAATTCTTATGTGGTCGGATAATGTCAGAAAGATCAGAAGTAAAACGTGACGGGGCTAAAGCTCAGAAGAATAGCGGAAGAGGGGATTACCAGAAAGGTGATGCTCAATGGAAACAGTTTCTTGTTGATTACAAAGAAGCAGGAACATCTTTTACTTTAAATAAAGATAACTGGGCAAAGATTTGTACAGACACCTTTAAGGTAAATAGAGATATGCATCCAGCATTAAAGATTATTATCGGGGCAGAGTCTAAGGTTAGACTAGGCATTATTGAGTGGTCAGTTCTTGAAGAGCTGATTCAGTTTTATGAGGAGAACCATGATTAAAGAAGTATTTCTAACAACACTTACAGGCGCAGGAGTAGGCATTGTTTTTGCTTTGTTTAAGTTGCCAGTACCAGCGCCACCAGTATTTGCTGGACTCATGGGAATTTTTGGATTATGGCTGGGATATGGTTTAGTTGGAAGGTTTGCATAATGGAATTGTTTTTGATTTGCGGTATTGCAATAGGGTTTTTGATCGGATACCCGTTGGGTTTATTTATAGACAAACTAGATAAGGATATTAAAAATGACGCAAGATAAAAATACTCTTGAGCTAATCAGCGACATAACAGAGTTCAATGACCTTCATGAGTTTATGAAAGATGAGCACCTGGATAAGGCTTTGGCCATTGTTGTAAAGCTTCTTATGAACCCCGATGTCCCTTCAGCAAAAGCTCCTATGCTTATTATGGAACTACAGGCAATGTCAACTAAGTTTGCAGTAATGTCTTCTATCTATTCAACTATTGCTAAGGATAAAGCAGGCACGGTAAATAACAATAAAAAGAACGTATATTATTCAGTAAAGGAGTCCATAGACAAACTTGTAGATGCACTTAAGTATGTCGTTAGGTATAATTCATAAATGGCTAGAGAAATTGTAAAGAACCTTAAATTTAAAAAGCACACAGGAAAGTTCTTTGATCCTGAGTTGTTTGCTCAGTTGCTTGATGAGTCATATCGTAATACTAAACGAGCAGACGGAGAGATGACCAAGAAATCATTTAGTCCAAGTTCATTAGGTTATGGTCATGGTAAGTGCCCTAGATACTGGTACATGGCATTCTCTGGCGCAGTCTTTATTGATGACAACGATGCAGTTGCTGTTGCTAATATGGCACAGGGAACTCAGGCGCATGAGCGACTACAGAAGCTTATTTCTACTATGCCAGAGTGGAGAGCGGAAGAAGAAGAGATTATTAATGAGTATCCTCCTATCAGAGGCTTCATAGATCTTATTATGGAGTACGATGGCGAGACAGTAATTGGTGAAATTAAAACGGCAAAGCAAGAGGTGTGGGATACTAGACAATCAGAGATGAAGCCTACAGACAACCACATGCTACAACTTCTTACCTACATGAAGCTAAAGAATGCTAAAGAAGGATTCTTCCTGTATGAGAATAAGAATACTCAAGAAATCCTAGTTATTCCAATTTCTATGAACGAAAAAAATACAAGGATTATTGAGGAGACCTTTGCCTGGATGTGCGAAGTCTGGGATAATTTTAAAAATGGAGATCTTCCCAAGAGACCAGAAGGTGCAACTAAATCAAAGATGCCTTGTACTTACTGCCCAGTTAAGAAAGAGTGTTATGCAAAGGGCGGTCCAGTAGGCACTGTCGATATTGATTTGTTTTCGGTATTTAATAAATGATCTGTGCTAATTCTGAATGCAAGAAAGACTTTGAGCCAAAGACTCATAATCAAAAATACTGTACTGATGAGTGTTGCCGTGTTGCAACAAACAGAAGAATTATGGAAAAGTATTACGAGAAGAAGGCAATTAGAAATGGTGCAGCAAGACCTTGTTCAAGGTGTAAGGCACAGCTAAGTAGATATAATAATACTGATCTATGCTCAACATGCGAGAAGACTGTAAATGCGGATACAAAGAATAAATTATTTAGGATGATCAATGACGTTAGCTAGTTTAAAGAAGACACAGGCAAGCAGAGTTCTTGGGATAGATGCATCCACTAACTCTATTGCTTTTTGCTTGATGGAAAACGATGTCCCATTAAAGTGGGGTAAGATTAACTTGTCAGGCGAGGATATATATGATAAGATTCATAATGCAAAGGTCAAGATGTCTTTAATGCTAGATGAACTTAAGTCAGATTATATTGTTGTTGAAGGTGCAGTATTTGTAAAGTCTGCAGATGCTGTAATTAAACTATCATATGTTTATGGAGTTGTTATTGCAGAACTAATGTCTACAGGTGCGAAGGTTATAACTATATCCCCTTCCTCTTGGCAGGCTTACATAGGCAACAAGAACCCCACTAAAGAAGAGAAGGCGGCTATTAGATTTAAGAATCCAGGATACGCAGACTCTTGGTATCAAAATCAATTACGCAATATGCGTAAGCAAAGAACGGTTGACTACTTTAATAAGAAGTATAACTTATCATTAACAGATTTTGATGTTGCAGATTCATTCGGGATCGCACATTATTCTAATAGTATATTGACGGAACGATGAAGCTATATCAAAGTAAAGAATGGCTGCATAGAAGATATGTGGTTCAAAAGAAAACGGTAACAGAAATTGCCGAAGAGTGTAAAGTCTCTGCTATGACCATACAGAGATACCTAGAACAGTTTAAATTGATTAGGAGAAGGTAATGCTAAAGGCGGTATTTGGGGATGTCAACAATTTTAATTGTAGTGATTTATATTTAAGATCAGTAGGTGCACCAGCAGGTAATAAGATCTGGGGAGCATGCCATGAAATTGCACATATGTTAATTGAAAAGAATATCTCGTACGGCAACTCTGCCCTTGAGCCAGCAAGGATATTTTCAACGGCGGATTCAACAGAGCAATTAAAAGTTCGTATTGATGATAAATTAAATAGGGTAAAGAACAACCAAGGCTTTGCTGGAGATAACGATATTGACGATTTAATTGGATACTTAGTCCTATATAAGATTGCTAGGGCTGATTCTGATTGACATTTTAGTCGACTGAAAGTATACTGTATTAATGAGCGAAATAGAATTGTCAGATCATTTTGACAGAATGAACAGGGTTGTCGAAGAACTTCTAAAAGGAAGCACACCCACACAGATTGCCACCACTACAGGAATACAGCGCAAAGAGGTTGTCGAGCTAATCGATGATTGGAAAGACGTTGTACATAATGATAGCAACATCAGAGATCGTGCCCGAGAGGCTATCTCAGGGGCGGATCAACACTATGCCATGCTTATCAAAGAGGCGTGGAAGACTGTAGAAGATGCAGATCAATCTGGCCAACTTGGAATAAAGTCTGGCGCATTAAAGCTTATTGCAGACATAGAGACTAAAAGAATTGCAATGCTTCAATCAATCGGCGTACTTGAGAATAATGAAATTGCATCACAGATTGCAGAGACAGAACGCAAACAAGATCTTCTTGTTAAAATTTTAAAAGAGACTACATCAACATGTCCTAAGTGTAAGATGGAAGTTGCAAAGAGATTGTCCCAAATAACTGGAATAATCGAGTCAGTCCCAGTAGAGGAAGCCGATGTCGTTTGATTTCAGTGACCTTATCGATATGCTTGACGGAGAGGAATTCGATGAAAAACCAGTCGATCTTAAAACGTTTGTTAGAAGTCCAGAATACCTTGGGCTTCCAGAACTTTCCGACTATCAATACACGCTTATCGAAAAAAGTTCGCAGATCTATAAAGACTCAACCCTTATCAAATTATTCGGAGAAGAAGAAGGAAGAATAAGATTTAAGCAAACTGCTAATGAAGTAGTTGCTCAGCTTGGCAAAGGTTCAGGAAAAGATTACTGCTCAACAATTGCAGTTGCCTATATAGTATATTTACTATTGTGCTTAAAAGATCCAGCTACATATTACGGAAAGCCTCCAGGGGATAGCATTGATATTATTAACATTGCTATTAACTCACAGCAAGCAAGCAACGTATTCTTTAAAGGATTTAAAACAAGAATTGAAAAGTCACCTTGGTTTGCTGGTAAGTATACCGACAAGGCCTCGGAAGTTAAGTTTGATAAAGCAATAACAGTACACTCTGGCCACTCTGAGCGTGAAGCCTGGGAAGGGTATAACGTTATAGTTGTTATCCTTGATGAGATCTCGGGCTTTGCAATTGAAAACACAACAGGCCATGACCAAGCAAAAACAGGTGCGGCTATATATGATATGTATCGTGCATCAGTAGACTCTCGTTTCCCAGACTTTGGTAAAGTTATTCTGCTCTCATTCCCTAGATATAAAAATGACTACATCCAACAGAGATACAACGCTGTTGTTGCAGAGGTAGAGACGGTAGTCCGTGATCACAAGTTTAAGATGGATGAAGAACTTCCAGACGGAACAGTAGGCAATGAGTTTGAGATCCAGTGGGAAGAAGACCATATAGTCTCATACAAGATACCAAAAGTTTATGCATTAAGAAGGCCAACGTGGGAAGTTAATCCAGTTAGAAAGATTGATGACTTTAAGGTAGCATTCTTTACAAATCCACAGGATGCATTGTCACGCTTTGCGTGTATGCCACCAGATGCTATAGACGCATTCTTTAAATCAAAAGAGAAGGTTGAAAAAGCATTTAACAAAGCGCACCTAGCTGTGGATAATTTTGGTAGACTAGAAGAATGGTTTATACCAGATCCAGACAAAGAATACTTTATACACGTTGACCTTGCTCAAAAGCATGACCATTGTGCAGTTGCAATGGCACACGTTAACAGATGGGTTAATGTAAAAGTAACAGACACTTATTCTCAGCCAGCACCAATTGTTGAGATAGACGCTGTTAGATTCTGGACCCCAACAAAAGATAAGTCTGTAGACTTTACAGAAGTTAAAGATTATATTCTTTCATTGAAGACACGAGGATTTAAGATTCGTGTATGTACCTTTGACAGATGGAATTCACATGATATGATGCAACAACTAAAACAATATGGCATCAATACTGAAATTCTATCTGTCGCTAAAAAGCATTATGATGATATGGCTATGGTGGTTGCAGAAGAAAGAGTGGTCGGACCACATATACCTTTGTTAATTGATGAACTACTACAGTTAAGAATTATGAGAGATCGAGTAGACCACCCTAGAAAGGGATCCAAAGACTTGGCGGATGCTGTATGTGGAGCAATCTATAACTCAATAAGTAGAAGTAAGTTTGATACAAACGAAGAAGTAAACATTCATACCTATGAATCAATGAGCTATGACAATGATTTTGGAAAAGAAGCAGACGGAGAAACAAGTTCCTATAATATGATTAGGGCTCCAAGAATGCCAGAAAACTTAAAAGACGCAATGGACAGGATGCAAATAATATGAGCACGTATCAAGAAAAAGCAAAAGAATGTAAATGTTGTGGCAAACATGTTCCACTTCCAACTGTATTAAAAGAATATAATGGAACAGTTCTTTGTCCCACTACATTCTCTAACGTAATTGAATATAAAAGAATATGGAAACTCGCTGGCCACAGACCAATGGGAAATATAAGAAAACATTTTTCAGAATATGTACAGCAGATAGTAGAAGAAACTATTGACAAAAATGAAGACGGCACGTTATAATAGACACCTAAGCAACATTAGCTTAGTTGGTTAAAGCCCCGAACTCATAATTCGGTAATCGTAGGTTCAAGTCCTACATGTTGCACAGGGAGACTAAATGAACGAAGAAGAAGCAAATGATGCAAGGATTGCGTACTACTTAGAAATAGGTGCAATAAGTTTTGAGGGCGTTGACGAAAGCGGCGAGATAATTTATTCAATTAGCGATAGAGCAAAAGAGTTAGCACCAGAGTTGTGGCAATCTCACATAGAGTATGTAGACAAGTCACTCATTGAGTTGTATGAGCAGGGCCTAGTAGAAATTGAATACAATGAAAAGCTAGAGGCAACTATTCATCTTACCCCTGAAGGACAAAAGATTGCAAGAGAAAAGGGATTAATTGAAATGGATCTCAATCCAGACATACCAAACGATTAATGAAATGCCTTCGTAGCTCAGAGGATAGAGCAGGACTCTTCTAAGGTCTTGGTCGCAGGTTCGACTCCTGCCGACGGCACAATGCGGATGTTGCATATTGGTAGTGCCTCTGCCTTCCAAGCAGAAGGGGTGAGTTCGATTCTCATCATCCGCTCAAATAAAAAAATGCTATACTAATCATAAGCAGTACAAAAACAAGGAGAATAAAATGAACGTTTTAAAAAAGCTTAAGGACTTTTTCGGAGTTAAAGAAGATGTCTATTCTGTAAACATAGATGAGATTTTAGCACCAGCCAAGAAGGCTGCTAAGAAAGCTCCTGCAAAAAAGGTGGCCAAGAAAGCTCCTGCAAAAAAGGTGGCCAAGAAAGCTCCTGCAAAAAAGGTGGCCAAGAAAGCACCAGCAAAGAAAGTGGCTAAGAAAGCGCCAACCAAGAAGGCTAAGTAATGTTTGAGTATTACGTTAAAAAGGTTACAAAGGTTGTAGACGGAGATACAATTGATGTAGAAATCGATCTCGGATTCGATATCTCATTTAGCTCACGAGTTAGGTTGGCGGGAATAGATACTCCTGAAAGCCGTACTACAGACAAAATGGAAAAAGCACTTGGCCTTGAGTCTAAAGAGTATTTAAAGAAGGCAATTGATGCATCTAAGACTGTTGTTATTAAAACAGAAAAAATGGACTCATCAGAAAAATACGGGCGTATCCTTGGATGGCTATTCCTAGACGGATCTAAAGTATCGGTCAATGAACAAATGATTGCCGATGGATATGCTTGGGGATACCTAGGGGATACCAAGGTAAAGGACTTTGAAGCACTTGCTAAAGTAAGGGCTAAGAAGAAGTAGACAAGATATAAATATTTTGCTATAATAATATACGGACTGCTCAATAGAGGGTCCGTATATTAATTTATTCGCTTGAAAGGGGAATAACATGGTAAACTCATTTACATTGGATCTTTTTAAGGATCCATTTTTTATTGGCTGGGATCGCCAATTCAAAGATCTCGAAAAGGTAATGCATAATTCAACAAACTATCCGCCATACAACTTGGCCCAGGTAGGTGAAGATAGCTATATGATTGAGCTGGCTTTGGCTGGATTCAAGCGTGAAGATATCTCTGTTGAACAGGAAAAAAATGTTCTAACAATTAAGGGTTCATCGGAATCTGAAAATGAAACTACATATATTCATAAGGGTATCGGTGCAAGGTCTTTTGCAAGAACCTTCTCTTTATCTGAATTTATGGAGGTTGCAGCAGTAGCAATGTCTGATGGCATTCTAAAGGTATTAGTTATTAGAAATGTTCCTGAAGAGGCAAAGCCAAAAACATTTGAAATTCTCGATTCATTTACACCAGAAGAAGTAGTAGCATCTCCTGTTGAGAGAAAGAGAAAGAAATAGTATAATGGAACTCTGCACCCCTTCATCGGGGAGTCGCAGATAGCGGGCCGTTACCCGCAGGATGGACCTGAGCATGTCCTCAAACTGCTCATTATAATTAAGGGATAAAAAATGCCAGTGTACGAATACAAGTGCTCATACGATGATGCACATGCAACAATGTCAGTTAACAGATCAATAACAGAAAATGATCCAGGATACACTTGTGTTGAATGTGAGTCTCCAATGACTAGACACTTTACACCATTTGGTATACAGTTTAAAGGTAACGGTTTTTATAAAACAGATAATCCTAAGTAATTTAAATTAGCCTTCTGCTATAATTACTAAGTAAGCAAAGATATTGCATTACTTAGGAGATACCTAGTTGACTAGAAAGTTACAGTATTTTTTAACCAGCCTTTTTATAATTGGCTGGCTTTTCCTTTTTAGCCCTAACTTTGCTAATGCTAATGAGCCTCCTGCTCCTGCAGAACAAGTTGTGGTAAGCCCTGCACAACAGGCAGTAAACACAGCCATTGCAACCGCAACTACAGAAGTTGCTCAGGCAGCAGCCGCATCAGATACAGCAACAGTGACTATAGCCACTGCGGTTGAATCAGTAACAACGTCTAACACTGCTGTAGCAGCAGCAAATACAGCGGTAGCAGCAGCAACGGCTGCGGTAGCAGAAGTATCAAATGTATCCTCAGCCGTAGAAACTGCAACAACAGTTGTTCAAGCAATTACTTCAACAGTAGCGGCAGTTACACAAGCCGTAGCTGCAATACCAGTAGCAGCGACAACTCAATCACCAGAGGTTGTAGCGGCACAAGCAGTAGTAACGCAAGCCGTTACTACCGTAGATTCTGCGGTAGCCACAGTAATATCAACAGCAACTCCATTAATGACAGAAACACCAACCACAGTTGCACAAGTAGCTACAGCAATTGCAACAGAAGTTGCCCAATCAGAGACAGCCACAGTTTTAGTTCAATCAGCACAGACAGCAGTAGATACGGCTACTGTAACAGTAGCTGCAGCAAATACTGCGGTGGCAGCAGTAACACCTGCACGGACAGAAGCTCAAACACAATTAACTCAAGCAAACGTAGCAATTAATAACGCTCAAGATGCAGTCAATGCTCTAGTGGCAACCATTGGCACTACCACAAACGTTTTATCTAATGTAGATGACGCTGGTGTCCGAATGAATCTTCCATTTAATTTACAGATGGGCGGAGTAACATACAACAATGTTTACGTTGGGTCTAATGCCACTATTACCTTTGGGGTAAATGAAGGTGGAAACTATTATTCTACTCCGAATGCGCCTTCAATTTCTATAGCAGGGTATGACTGGACCACCTGGAGTAATGGATCTGGAATTACATATTCAACAACTACAAACACTCTTAGCGTTGCTTGGGATCTTAGAGTTTATCCTTTGCAAACAGCAGAGACACAAATGACTCAAGTTAGATTTAATGCCGATGTTAATCCAGCAGATGGAGCATGGCAAGCAGATGTAAGCGTGACTGGACCAATACCAAATGGTGCTAGGTTTAATGTAAGAGAGACTACTAATGGTCCCGTAACAAATATTAGTAATACAAGCACTACTACGGGATTTACTGGAACAATTAGTCAAGGCGCTGCATTTACTCCCACTCCTGATCCAGACAATGCGACAGTCTTGGCAGCAATTGATACAGCAAATGCACAAATTGCTACATTAAACTCAGCAGTTACTGCTATTGTTGCAACAAATACAGCAAATACAAATACAGTTATTGCACCTATTGCAACTGTTTCTCAAAATACTGTAACGGCACTAGCAGCAGCAAGCACAACATTAACTGAAAAGGTGGCAGACCTTGCAATTGTTTCTACAGCCGTAGAAAAAGTAACTACCGCACCTACAATAGTAGCAGCAGCACAAACAGTAATTGATGCAGTTCCTGCACCAGCGCCCTTGCCAGCCCCTGCTCCACCTGCACCAGTTGAACCACCCGTAGTCGTGCCACCTGTAGACACTACACCCGTAGTCGTGCCACCTGTAGACACTACACCCGTAGTCGTGCCACCTGTAGACACTACACCAGTAACTACCACACCAGTTGATACAACACCTGTGGAAACAGAACCAATTGACACAGAGCCTGTGGAAACAGAACCAATTGACACAACACCTGTGGAAACAGAACCAATTGACACAGAGCCTGTGGAAACAGAACCAATTGACACAGAGCCTGTGGAAACAGA